CTCTTGTGCAAGAGCTGCCATGATTTCTGCTTCAACGTCAATACCGTGCATAGACTGTGCGTCTTGTGCAGCTTCAAACGTCCAGCGAGCTGACAACTTACGTGTCTTAGCTTCTACTGTCTGCTTCAAGATTTGAATTGACATTTTACGTCCAGCAGCACCTTCTAGAGCAGCAGTACTTGCAGCTTTAGCAGTTGCAGCATCACCTGAATATGCTTCAGCAATTTTGAATGGGCTTAGAGCCTCTTCGCCTGCTGTAGTATCAGTGTTGCCTGCTGATGTGTCATTCATAGTATCTGAATAACGTACACGTAGTGTGTGAATTTGTCCAACTGGACCAGTCATTGGTTGTACACCAACTAATTCGTTAGCAATAACTGTTGGCATAACACGACGGATAACTGGTAGGATTACACGGTTAAGTGTAGCTACGTTACCTGCAGATGTTGCGCCTGCTGTTGCACTCTCTGACAAATACTTGCGAGTGTTTTCTAGTGTAGCAGCCATAACAGACTTCTTGTTGCCTTGCAGGCCTTCAAGAAGAGCATTTTTGGTGTCTACCCAGCGTGATTCTAGTAGTTCTGACATCATTATCTCCTTAATTTAATCCAGCAAGACGGCGTATGTCTAAGACATTATTGTTTGAGTCGTCTGCTTTAGTTGTCATTGTTTTTTGTTCCGTACGGTTGCCTGTTACTTCTGTGCCTTCTGTAATTACTGCCTTGCGCTTTGCTGGAGTATTTCCGTCAATAACTGATGGTAAGTACTTGTCAAAAGATTTTTGAAGTCTATCGGTTTGTACTGATTCCAGTAAGTCTGTCATAATCTCACGCTGATCTTTGCCTAATGGCGAAATTAACGAGTTCATAATCTTTTCTCTTTTAGCTGATTCAACTAGACGCTGTTTTTCAACGCTAACTGATTCTGCAAGTGTTTTAGCTTTGCCAGCAAATGCTTTTGCTTCTGCTAGTTGCTTGTCTTTTGTTGCAAGTACACCCATTAGTTTACTAACTTCTGAATTTTCATTCAAGTGTGAAGTTGTATACTCATTTGCAAATGCTTCAAATATTTTACGACCAAAGTCGTTGCTTCGTGCTGCGTCAATATCTTCTTTCAATGCATGGATTTCACCTTTAAGTGATTTACCAACCATTTCAGATACTGCTGTAGCACTTCTTTCGATAAAGTTAGCTTTAACTTTAGCAAAGTGTGTTTTAGCTTCACGTACAAGGCGTACCTTGGTTTCAGCTAAGTCTTTCTTGTCTTCTGCAAATTCTGCAATTTCACCTGCTAGAGACTCAACAACAAACTCTTCAAGCTTGGCATATGATTCAGCCATTGCTTTCTTGTCTGCTCTTAATTCTTTAATTTCGCTTGCTAAGTTCTCAGCAACGAAACCCTTCAGTAGATTTGCATTTTCACGTTGGGCAACAGCATATTTTGCTTTTGCTTCTGCGAGCTGCTTGCGGTCATCCACAAACTCTGCAATCTCTTCAGCAAGACGCTCAGAAAGCATTGAGTCGATAGCTTCAACCATAGTTGACTTATCGTGCTCATACTTTTGTGCAAACTCTTCACGTAACTCAGCAGTTGCCTGCATTTTGTTTTCCTGAATCTTTTGCGTCCAAGCCTCTTCAATTTGATCTCTAATTTCAGTTGAAACAACGTCATTTTCAAATAGAGTTTTTAGTGCATCTATCATTACATTCTCCTGTTTCATTGGAGTTTACTAATCATGTTGATTAGTGATTCCTTAAGATACTTTTGTGCCTTTGTGTCGTGTTTAGTTGCCTGTGCTAGTTCCCATGCCTTCATTCCACCACGTGTATTCATTAAATTTTCATAAATTGCTGTGGGGTATGCACCAGGGGCGCTAGGCTGAGCCACAACGTCCACAGTGATTATTTCAAAGTCAGAGACGGTATTACTGCCGTCTTCTGCTACATTACCGCTACCACGTGACGAGACGCCTAGTTTAACGCCTGCTTCAAGCATCGTTTTAACTAGGTTCCCCATCGGTGTTGGTAAAATCTTCATCTTGCCGTAACCGTTATCACCATCCATCCACGTTTCCGTGATCATATGGCTTACACGATCAATGTTTATATTAAGTCCTTCTGGATGATCAACTTCTCCGAGAACACTGTATCCTCCAGTAATTTGATCATTGAGAGTTTTGACAGCCCTGCCTATTTCATTTACAGGATACACTCGCTGATTAGCATTGCGAACGCCACCTTGGATCATAATACCTTTTAAATAAAGGTCTTTTCCTTCGTTGGCATTCTCAAGTACTATATTAGCTTGGTCGAATGTCAAATGCTCTTGTAGGTTTTTCATCAATCAGTCCTTAACCTTGCTTACTTTGCTCTAGATGATACTTTGTTTAAAGTACTACCTGCGGCTTTGTCAGCAGTTTCGCCAGCGCCTTTCTTTTCTGCGCCATGCCCTGCAGGAACAGTTTTACCTGCCTTTGCAGCCTTGCCACCAGGAACGTTAACGTTACCAGTACCAATGTCCTTTGCACTTGTATCACTTAAAGCATTACCTTTAATTGTACTTCCTGCTCCAACTTCTGGATCGCTTGCTACTGCATTTTTTGCAATGTTAGCACTTGTGCCACCCATATTGTTTGCGCTTGCTACTGTTGACTTTGAGTTTGCACCGTTGTCGCCCATTGTAGCTGATACTTTTTCTACATACTCACGCATTGTTTCGCTTGCTGACTTTTCGCCTTCTTCAACTTCTTCGTCTGCTGCTTCTTCAACTTCTTCGTCTGCTGCTTCTTCAACTTCTTCGTCAGTTGCTTCAAATGCAAATGCTTCTTCTGGCTCTTCTTCGCCTTCAGCATCGTCGTCAGCTTCTTCGCCATCGTCTTTGTCTGCGTCATCACCAGCCATCATTTTTTCAAATTCTGCTTTTAGGTCGTCTAGTGCGTCTTCTAGGTCTTCTACACGATCTTCAACATCGCCTTCTTCACCTTCGTCTTCGTCGCCTTCTTCACCTTCGTCGTCCATGCCTAGATCAGCCATCATATCGTCTGCTGGATCTCCGCCCATGTCGTCGTCTGCTTCTACTTCAAATGTATCTAAGTCAAAGTTTTCTTCAACTTCTTCTGATTCATCTTCGTCTAAGTCTTCGTCAGTTGCTTCATCTACTTCTTCATCAGTTGTTTCTTCAACTTCTTCGTCAGTTGCTTCATCTACTTCTGCTTCGTCTTCTAGTAGTGACTCATAGATATCACGTGATTTTTCAACTACAATCTCGTGAAATAATTCTTCTGCTGCTGCTTTGTCTTCGTTAACAAGCAATTCTAGCATTTGTTCAAATTTATTTTGATTTGACATTTTTAACTCCTATAAATGTTTTTAGTTGCACAGAAGATTACTCCTGTACTGGGCTGTCATAATATATTTACTCTATTAACATAAAAGTACGTAGAAATAGGCTCAAAACAAGCCGTTTAGGAAATATTGAAGGATTTTTTAAATTCTTCAGCTGTAATATGGTCTAAATTGTCTATATTAGAAAATTCTTTTGGTATGAATGCATCTTCTTGCACTACTCTTATATATCTCTTTTTATTAAATTGTTTGCAAGTTGTTAGCGTTTGATTGAGCCAATTTCCATAATAAGTTGCTTTATCAGAACTTTTTTTATAATTTCTGCTGTCTGAATATATGTTATTAATTTTATTATCAAGGCCTTGATAATCAAAACCTAAAATATAAATGTCTTGATAATCTGAATTACTAGCTAACCATAAGGCTGTAGGACCACTACTCCATCCTTTACTAGTATTAAAAAAATTAAATCCATTCATGCCATTATATGCACGATTAGGATTAGTCCAAACTTGATGTTTGTGTTGATACCCGGCTTGATTAATTTCTAAAATCATTTTTGTATCAACTGCAACTAAGTAATCGGGTTCAAACTCTCGGTACAACGCATTGCATCCATAAATAGGTCCAAACTTTTTTAGCTGAGTTATATCAATAGATGTTCGGCTAGTGCCATTGCCTAACACAAATGCTTTTTTTACCAATAGTTATACTCCGCCTGCCTCTGTGTTTGCTGCTATACCATACATTTGCTTTACGAACTCTTGTTCTTTACGCTGTTCTTCTGTATGTAGTTCAGATGCTTTGCGGATTCGATTAATTTGGCTTAGAGTTAACCTTGTTTTACGTGTATCGCCTTTCTTCATTGGCGAATCATCATAGTCTGCCTCGTAGCGTTTATCTTCTACAGGCTCAACAGATTCAGGATCGTGGTAAAATAATTCTCTAAGTATCATATTGTATTTATATCGTTTGCTCAGTTCCTGCTGCTGGTGCACCTAGTTCATCTCCAGTAACTGTTTCTGGGCCTGTTGCATCACCGCCAGCAATTCCATCAGCACCTTCAGGTGCTTCGTCTTCAATTCCGCCTAAGTCAGCACCGATGCCTGCACTACTAATGCCTGCGTCACGCATTTCTGCATTTGCATCGCCCGGAGTAGGTTCTAAGTTTTCTTCGTTCTCTTCTCGCCACAAGCGTTCGTTTTCTGCAATTTCTTCTTCTGACAATCCTAAGAAACGTTGCATAGCAAATCTATTAGATAGATACGGTATAGCTGCCATTTGTGTATATGTTGGTATACGTGCATTATCAATTTCAGCTTGTCTATAGCTTGCAAAGTTCTGTGGTGGTTGGAATTTAAGATCAAACATTGCAGTATCAATGTTTACGCCTTTTTCTAACAAGTAACGTTTAAACTCTGTGTCAAACTCTTCAACAATTAAGTTTTGTAGTCTTTCGCAATAAGTATTAAATCTTAGTTCTTGTATGTAGGCTGTGCCGACACGACCATCATTGTATTGGGAAGCAGAATCGTCTGCGCCTGTGGGTAAGTAACTGCTAGGAATACGCAATCCGCGAACCAGTTTGTTAGTAAAGTATCTAAGGTCATCAATCTCTCCTAAGTTAGTACCGCCTGGTAGTGTTTCTACTTTTGAGCCACGCCCTTCAGCAGTTTGTGGGAAGAAGTAATCTTCGTTGATTGACAAAGGATTGTATGAACTGTCTATGACATTAGCACCACCCCCTGTTGACGATGGGATTCGTCTCTGGTGTATTTCCGTCTTAACACGCTCCACAAACTGCATAGCAAGGTGTGATGGCATGTTACCCACATCAACATAGAATACTCTGCGCTCCGGAGCACGTTGTACGCGATATATGATAATTGCGTCTTCTAATAATTCTTTTTGTTTGTATACTTTAAAAATAGTTTCAAGTAGACTGTTACCAAACGGATAGTTGTTGTCTAATCCTTCTGATAAACTTAAATGTACAACATGTTCTGCATCAACAGTAAACTCGCTATCGTCTGTGCTAAAACGTGAGCCGCTTATTCCGCCTGTAGGGCCTAGCATGCCTTTTGCGCCGCCCGCAGAACTAGATGACTGATATTGTCCGCCGCCTGCTGGACTCATATTGCCATTGTTTACATATGGTGTTGTTGCAATGCCATCTTTAAAATTAAAGTTTACATTTTTAATAACATATTGCTCAGGAGTCTTGCCTTCGCTTTCGTTTACAATAATACGTGTTACGTTTGCAGGATCAACATGAAACCATTTTTTAGTTTCTGGATCTCTTAAGAAGAATTGATCTCCCATTTTAAATACATTACGCAGTACTCTAAATATTCTTGTTTCAAACTTCTGAAGTTTATTCCACTGTTGCAAATATTGTCCAATAATATTAATTTCACTATTGGTTGCTTTCTTGCCTCTGTAGTCTACAATGAAAGGAGTATTGTTTTGTTTATTTTTTTGTGTGCAGAATTCAGCAAGAATATCAAGTGCAGCATTAACTTCGCTATCTTGATCCATTGTGTTGTATTGTCCGTAGCGTTCAACTCTGTTTGGCGAACCTACATATACATCAGGCAAGTAACTTGAATAGTTAGAACGTGCCGGACCGGCCATATTACCATTTCCGCGACTTGTAAACGGACTATAACTTCCGTTTTGATTATCACCTGTTGGTACTGGTGTAAAATGTTTTTTCCAACTCATTTAATTTTCCTCATTAGCCGCCTCTGCTAGGGCTTCTAGCAGCTATATTATATCCCATAGCTGCATCGGCAGTATTTCGTTCAACTTTAATATCTAAGTCTCGCATTTCTTGTAATAGTTTTAATACTTCTTGCATAGTACTATTTAACTGTCCTGTGCCTGCATTTGAAGCAGGTGTGGACGATGTTTGAGACATTACCGAACCTGCGTTAGTTCCTGTGCCAGCCGTAAACATGCCATTATTGTCTTTAGAAAGTTCTTTATTTAAATCACCTAATGTATCAACAAGGTCCTGCATAGCTGTATTATAACTGGTTACGCCTGCTGTGTCAAGTCCTGATTTTAAAATATCTAAATTTGATTGTAATCCAGTGATATTTGCAATGCTAGTCATACCAGTTGCAACACTAGTAATATTTTCTCCAGTTAATGCACTAATTCTTTCTAAGCCTGCAATAGTCTTTGAACTAAATTCACCCTTACCTTCAATTTCGTCACCTGTTGGCATGCCTGTAAGCGCAGTTGCAAACGCAGACATTGCGTTTGCATTTGCTACAACAGCAGGTGCATCAATTTCTGCTGCACCAAATTTAGTAATATGATCCCAGGGCATTACATCAGCGCCAGTAAAGAAGCTTCCTATTGCGCCAAATAAGCCGCCGGATTTCTCTGTCTTTATTTCTGGCATACCGTCCATTGCAGTAGCAAATGCGCTTACTGCATTTGCGTTAGCAATAAGTTGGACAGTATTAAATGATCTTTTACCAAACGCTTCCATAGGAGCAAATGGATCTTTGTTGCCACCTAGTAATCCAATGATACCGTCTGTTAATGCAGTAAACACACTAGCTGCAGGCGAAGCAGGAAAATCTTTAACTGCATCTGCATATGCACTTAATGCACCTGCATTTGCAATTATACCAGCAGTATTAAACGTCATTTCTCCAAATGCTCTAATTGGTGCCATTGGATCTTTGTCGCCACCTAGTAATCCTGCAACAGCACCTTTGAATGCACCAAACACATCAGCACTTGGAGAAGCAGGAAAATCTTTAACTGCATCTGCATATGCCGAAACAGCTCCTGCATTTGCAATTATGTTAGCGGTGTTTAATGTCATTTCTCCAAATCGTTTAATCGGAGCCATTGGATCAGTTTCGCCACCTAGTAATCCTGCAATAGCACCCTTGACTGCACTAAACACATCAGCGGCAGGTGACTTAGGGAAGTCTTTAACTGCATCTGCATATGCACTCACTGCAGAAGCATTATCAATAATACTTTGCTCATCAAGTTTTATTTCACCAAAGCGTTTAATTGGTGCCATTGGATCTTTGTCGCCGCCGAGTAGTGCTGATATGCCGCCTTTGAATGCACCTAGTACATCAGCAGCAGGTGATTTTGGAAAGTCTTTAATAGCCATTGCATATGCACTTACTGCAAAAGCATTTGACACAATCTGTGCTGAATTGAGTTTCATTTCTCCAAAGGCTTTAATTGGAGCCATTGGATCTGTTTCACCACCTAGCAGCGATACAATTCCTGATTTAAATGCTCCTAACATCGAAGGAGCAGGACTTGTAGGAAAGTCTTTTATTGCAAATGCGTATGCTGCAACTGCTCCTGCATTTGCAATTATGTTAGCAGTATTAAGAGTCATTTCACCAAAGCGTTTTATTGGTGCCATTGGATCAGTTTCGCCGCCAAGTAATGATACAATTCCTGTTGCAAATGCGCCTAGTATGCTAGGAGAAGGACCTCCATCAAATCCTGCCATTGCTTTGCTGTATGCCATCATTGCTTTGGCATTATTTTCAATTTGTGTAGTGTCTAACTTAGCGTCGGAAAATTCTTTTAATTTTTCTAAAGGTCCTTTGCCAGGAAGTGCGCCGAATATATTTGAAATTACATTACCTGCGCCACCTAGCGCACTTCCTGCGCCAAACACCAACAAGCCTGCACCAATTGCTGCCATTCCTTTACCAGCAGCTATTAATCCAGCACCGTCTAATTCTTCAAAAGACTTCATGCCTTCTGCCATAGTAGGTAATGCTTTGCCTACCATCCATGTTGCACCTGCTACAGCAGCACCTACTCCTAGAATTACAAGACCTAGATTAACGCCGCCGAGTAATACTGCTGGGTTAGCAAATGCTGCAATGCCTTTGGCTAGACCTTTAAGCACGCCGCCAAGGCCTGCTCCAATGCCTTTACCTATGTTTCCAATCCCTTTGCCCAATCCTGCTCCTGCATTGCCGCCGCCCGGTCGACCGCCGCCGCCACTATCGTTGCCGCCTCCTCCAAACAATCCACCAATACCCGACGTAAGTGCATTTTTAACTTTGTTTAAAGCAAATAATCCTACAACAGCTCCTACAATAAGTCCCGACCCAGACCATAATATATCCTTGAGCCAACCACCTACCATTTCTCCAATATTTAAATCGCCAAATAATCCTTTAACATCTTGTTCAAGAACTTTTCCGTCTGAACCAACTTCGTCGCCTTTTTTGCCTCCGAAGATTGCAGTCATAAAATCAAAGTCTTCTACATTTTGTATAAATCCAGTAATTGTGTCTGATAGTGTTTGAATACCTGTTGTAAATGCTTCACTTTTAATAAATGTTTCTAATTTTGCAGCTACATTGCCAAGAGCTGTTTGTATTTTATTTAAAGGACTGTCTGCACCTCCGGTAGTTAACACTGACATTAAACTACCTCTAATATTTCTTAAAGTTTCTTCAAATCCTAAAATGCCAAGATTTTTCTCTCTCTCAGCTTCCATTGCCACTCGTTGTTTTTCAGCTTCTTGTTCATCAATATGGGCCAATCTAGCAAGTTCAGCACTAGCAGACAATGCTTGTCCGTATCCAGAGCCGCTAGCCATTAATGCTTCTGCACCTGCTCCCATAGATTGAGCTTTCGAATCTAATTCATCTCTAACTTTGACTAAGAAATTATTATATTCAGTTGGATCCATATCTTTGATAAGATGTGCTTGATCTCTAAATGTATCCGAAGCAGCCATCATTCCTTGGGCTATTTCACTATTTGCAATACCGTCAGCCATGTCTGTTAGAGCTTCTTTAAATGAAGCTGGTGATTGTGATAAATTAGCTTGGAATGCAATACCTTCTTCTGTGGTCATTCTTGCAATTGCAAGTCGACTACGTTGATCAGCCATACCAGCATTCATTTCGTCACGTATTTGATCTCGACGTTTACCTGTAACTGCTGCTAGTTGGTCAATAGTTTTCATATAGTCAGCAGCACTTTTTGCATTTAGTCTACTATTGCGGCGACCAGTTCCCATTTGTTGTTGATTGTACTCTGCAAAATCAAGTAAACCTTCGTTCAGTTCAGCAGTAGTATACCCCATGTTTATAAGTGATCTTCCTGGGCCATCTCTAAGTTCTTTTGACAATGCTGCAAATGCCATTGCACCTTGTGCGGTAGTTGCACCAAACGCTTTCATTCTTTCTGAGTTACTGGAAACAAGTTCTGTAAATTCACCTAGAGGCATAGAAGCCCTAGCTGCTACGTGTCTAATATCGTTGAGTCCGTTGCCAAAAGTTGCACCGACATTACTAAGTTCTCTAAAACTACTAACATTTTCATCTATTAAACTAACTAACGAAGTTAAATGTCCGCCAACTAACGGAATATGCCTTGTAAAATCACCTAGTTGGGTTCCTCCGTTAGCAAGTTCTCCTGCTAGACTAAGAGCACTTTTACCAACTGCAAAAAGACCAGAAGTAAGACCTGATAGAACAGTTCTAGTTGCTTCTCCCATTGCAGCGCCAAGTGCTTTTGTCTTTTCAGTTGAAGCAGCCGTAGCTTCTTCAAATTCTTCAAGTTCGTCAGTTGCATCTGCACTTGCTTTAGCAAGTCGTTCGACTTCTTTGCTAGCTTTGCTTTTGCCGCCAGCCATCTTTTCCATTGCGTCAAGAAGCTTGGCAAGAGTAACTTCACTAGCTACACCATCACCGCCTACATTACTAATTTCTACTTCATCAACCACTATTCAATTTCCACAGTTATATGCGCACATAAATAAAAGAGATACATATTTACATAATGTATTTATACGGAGACGAACATGGCAGAATTTGACCCTACACAATTTAATAGTAATATTGAACAAAATCCACTAAGAAAATATTTTAGACAACCTAAAATGTATACCCAACTACCGTCTCGAGGTAATTTCTACCCTGATGGTGTGTTAGACATGCCAGAAACAGGTGAACTACCTGTATTTGCTATGACAGCAAAAGACGAATTGATAATTAAAACACCTGACGCTTTACTTAATGGTCAAGCAACTGTTGATGTTATTACAAGTTGTATACCAGCAATTAAACAACCTTGGAAAATGCCAAGCGTTGATCTTGATGCATGCTTAGTTGCAATAAGAATTGCAACCTACGGAGAAAAGTTAGAAATAACAACTAAAGTTCCAAATATCGGTGAAGACAGAATGTTTGAAGTTGATTTACGAAAGATTTTAAATGATTTAGTTACACCCGAATATGAAAATACATTAACTATTAATGATATTAGCGTTGTATTACGACCATTATCTTATAGAGAATTTACTGATAGTAATCTAAAAACATTCGAAGAGCAACGTATCTTTTCATTAGTTAATGACGAATCTATGGATGATTCTATTAAACTAGCCAAGTTTAATACAAGCTTTAAAAAACTTACTGACCTAACAGTTAGCATGATGGGTAAAAGTATTGCTTCATTAACAATTGGAGATACTATTGTTACAAATCAAGAACATATTGCCGAATTCATTGACAACGTTGACAAAGAGTTTTTTAAAGACATTACTGATCATTTAGAACAACAGCGTAAAAAGTTTGCAATTGAACCTATTAAAGTACAAAGTCCAGACGAAGATGTTGCTGCAGGCGCTCCTGAAACTTGGGAAGTTCCGATTACATTTGACCAATCAAATTTTTTCGGATAAGGATCTTAGCGTGGAGCGTACCTGAGATCCTAGAAGAAGTCAAGCATATGGAAAATGGGCAAAAAGAGCTCAAGTCTGAAATATTAAGACTATGCTGGTATATGAGAGGAGCAGTAACACTTGAAGAAGGTTACACGCTATGTAATGAAGATCGATTACTTATTAGCGACATTGTAAAAGATAATTTAGAAACAACTAAAAAATCTCAAATGCCATTCTTTTAGATTAAACTAATTCCAAACAGACTATTAGTGCCTTCTAGTAAGTGTACACGTATTCCTAAATCACTCCAACGTAAATTATTTTCTTTTAACATTTTAGTAATTTCAAAGTAAACGCTTTGTGTTAAGAATCTTTCACCTGCTTTAGCATTTCCAATCCAAGCTTGTTGTTGTTTACTAACATCAACACCTGCTTTAGCAAAAGTCATAATCTTTTGTGCTGCTGCAACTCCACTTTCTTTATCACCTTTTGCTAATTTAGCAAGGTCACTTGCAATAGTAGCTGCTGTCTTTGGCGGCATTGGCTTTTGACCACCTTGTACTTTACGAATGTCGCCTTTAGCTTTTTCAAAGGTATCCCCTGCTGCTGCGTTTTTAGGCGCTGCTGCTGGTTTTGTTGCTGGTGCTTGTCCTGGCGCCGTAGTAGCTGCTGTAGCGCCTTGTGCTGCTGGTTGCGCACTAGGTGCTGCGTTTGCTTGTGCAGGTTGTGCTGCTGTGTTAGGTGCTGCTGCTGGTTTACTTCCTAATGAATCAATATGTGTAACAAGTGCTTTAGCATCTACTGGTGTTAACTTAGCTACAGCTTGTTGAATACCTTTAAAGTCCATTGTAGCTGCTGTTTGTCCTGGCTTTGCTCTCGGTGCTGCTGGTTTACCACTTGGTCCTGGCTTTGCTCCTGGCGCTGCTGGAAGTTTTGCTCCTAGTGTTTTATAAACTGGTGCTAACACTTTGTCATCAACACCTTGTTGTCTTAGTATGTTGGC